TTTGTATATTTCTTAGCTACTGATACAACTAGGCGAAGATTAGCAGTCACCATTTTGTCTTTTGCTTTTTCACCTTCACGCATTTCTCGCTTTAGATCCTTGACAGTTATTCCTAAAACACCTGCCAAATCTTCGTTTGTAGATGTGCTTGCCAGTTCTTCACACGCTTTAATTTCCATTAAACGTTGTACTTTCCGACCAAGCAGAATCTCTTCATCATGTTCAAGAAGTGGGATTCGTCCAATGTCGCGTAAATAGGAGCGAACAGAATCTCCAGTACTCTTGGATTGTGACATATTCAATCTTCACTGATACTTAATTCTATCAGCTTAAATGTTATTTATCAACCGTATATTCTTGCAAACCTGAGACTTTCTGTTGGCTTTTCTCCTGTTTCCATTGCTTCTACAGCCATTGCTTGAGCAGCGTGTTCGTTATATCCTCTTTCTTTAAAATTATTAAAATTACGCTGATACTGTTCAATAGAGCTATCAAAATCAGTGCCACTGGTGACCATTTCTGCTGTCATTTGATTAGCCGCCTGATCAGGCACACCATCAGATGTCAGGTGTTTAAAAATAGTTTGAAATAGCTCTGGATCAGAGACAAATTCTCCTGCCTTTCTACTATTCACAGCGTTACACTAATTATTCCTTTTTTATTCTATCAATCGTACAAATTAAGCCGTTGTTGCATTTTTTATGAATAACTGTTTCCTAACACTATTACCATATCTTTCTGTCTCACCAGGATTTGCAAATGATGCAGTTGCTGAATTTGCACCATATTGGGCGTAAATCATTGTAGAAATAGCTTGGTCTGCAGTATACTTCGCTTGAGAATTTTTGAGCTGAGCAGTACGCATAGCTCCTTCTTGTTCTGCAATTTTGCCAATTACTGCAGTGTCAGCATCTTGACCAACTTTTGTCATAAGCTGCTGAGCACTAATATTCTGCTGAGGATTCAAGGCAACCTTGCTAGCAGCACCTGCATCCATCAGGTTGCCAACCAAAGGCGTCTTCTGAACCATTCCTGCTTCGCCTTTATTTAAATGAGCCTGAGCTAAAGTCGGATTAATCATCTCTACAAGCTTTCGTTGTTATTTATATTGTATGCAAATTAAATACGGCCTTGTTCAGGTCCATCTGCATAGTCGATAGCTGCCAACAGTGCAGCGAGCCCTCCTGATCCTGCAAGTACTTGTCCAGCCATTCGTTGTTTACTAGCGACATCAGGGGCTGCATTTTTAAGTGCATAGTCGCCCCCAACACCTAATAGCTCTTTAACAAAAATATCTAGATTTTTGTTTTCAGGTCTAGATGCTAATTCAACTGCAGTTGCAATATCTTCTGGCGTTGGTTTACGGCCAAGTACTTTCTCAAGTATTTGAGGAGTAATTTTACCGTGAAATACATAATCTAGATCAGGATTAGAAGGCAACGACCCGGAAGAGCCGATGCCTAATTCTCTTGCTCTAGCGCCAGAGTTATATCCCATCAGATGTCTTGAATCAGAGCTTTACCCTGCAATGCGCCTTGAGGAGCTTGGGAGAGGTACTGCCAAGCTTGCTCAGGATTACTGTCCATCAACTGGCTGAAGGAGCCCCAGAAGTCGTTAGCGACGTTTTCTTGACGGCCAGGTGTTGGCATTTCCATTTGAGGACGCTGGAAGTTTGGAGGAACTTGACCTTTTTCTTGAGCTTCGATTTCAGCTTCAAACTGAGCACGGGCTTCAGCTTGCTCGCGAGTAGCGGTTTCTTCAGCTGTTTCGGTTGGATAGGGGCCGTTAGGACCGAAGAACTCGTTGACATAGTCAGCAAGTACATCGGGGTTAGTGAGCATGGTGTTCATAGCACCGTTCTGCTCTAAAGAAGCTTCGAGGCTAGTGACCACGTCGTTACCGCGATGGACCTGCTCAATCAGAGCATCCTCAACGGCACAGGCATAGGTGTTCAGAAGAGCAGGGGCTTCAGCACCGAAGTGCTCAAGTACTTCAAGACTTTCGTTGCTGATTCCGCTTAGATACTGATCTTGAGCCTGACTTGCTCCGTGCTGAGCCGCCTGCTGCACCAGCTGGCTGACCTCTGCTTCCGAAAATGCCTGGGTTGAAACTTGGGGCTGCGAAGTCGGGGCTACCGATTGCGCCATTGAAGCCCAGCTGGGTTGTGTAGTTGCCTGCGGGGTTGGCGTCGTTTGGTAAGCCGAGGGTGAAACCTGGGCCTGGGAGGGGCTGGACGTATTCAGGCTTGCGCTCAGAGCCTGAAACGCCTGTTGCCATGGATTGACCTGGGGTGCCGAAGCCTGCTGGGCCTGGGCCGGTGCCTGGTAAGCCGGAACCTGCGGTGCCACCGATTGGGCCGGTGATACCTGGGAGGTTTGGGGTGCGCTCGTCGCGTACTGACTCGCCGCGCTGGGCACGTAATTGGTCGGCGCTGCTGAGCTCGTCTGGGGTGCTGCTGCTGTCGCCTGGCTTGTAACTTCCACTGTAACTTAACTCCTTACGTAAAAATTCTAAAGATCGATATAAGAACCCTGTCATATCAAGGTTCGGGTCAGATGCCAGAGGCATGTCTGGCATTTGTGGATGTGGTAATTGATAGAAACTACCAAGAAGACTGATAAAGCTGTTAATACTGCTTTGGGTTTGCTGGACCATTCTGAACGGAAATCCGCTTAACATTGCGGCTCTTTCTTCGTCAGTTTTTCCGGGGAAGAGATATTTCAGAGCTTCAATAGAATCAACTCCTAATTCTTGAAGGTTTCGAACGACAATACTGTTATTCAGAATGTCATCAGTACTTTCTTCAAAGACTTCGCCCATCCATCTCCAGCTGACTTTTGTTGAGCCATCGGGGATGAGGCCAGTGACACCAGGAGGTATCTCACCTGAGTCTAGTCTAACACGCATCTCATTATCACGTTTTTCGACGAATTTGCGATAATCTTTTTTGTATTTCTCAGCAGCTTTTTTATACATCTCCTCATCTTTATATTCCTCAGGAAGAGGTAGCATTGGCTCTTCAAGTCCAATAGCAACTGCAAATGATTCTCTAAAATTACGCTCTTCAGCGTAAATCATCATTGCAAATAGACGGCACAGTCCGTAGGTAAATAATGACCTTGCCTTTTTTTCTGCTGTAGCAGCAACACGTCCATATAGAGTTTTAATCTCGTATGCAGTTGCAGCTGTATTGATATCAATGTCATCAACACCGCCTAGCGCTAAGCGAATCTCAGATCGGTATTGTTTGACATACAGATTTTGATCGCCAGACACACTGTCGGGTGTCATGTATCCAACTCGATCAGTTGGTTCAAGGTTGGCAATCACGCGAGGCACTTTGATCTGACCATCAAGCGATGCGCCGCCAAAGGGCTGACTTACACGAGTACTTGATCTAGAGGATGCTCCAATTGGTGCAAAACCGGCTTGAGAGCTAATTGTAGGACGAAAAGAATTCTCATCACCACTATCAACGATGTCATGCTTAGGTCTACTAGAAATAAGAGTGGGATTACCGAAGAACTTCATGTTCTTACGAATGTTTCGTACTAATTCATCGTGATATAAGATTTGGTGTGCCAACCAATCGAATTCACCATTACCTGTAGCTTCTCCAGTGCAGTCCATGTGATTAAACACTTCAACTGCAGGAATAAAGCCCAAACTATTGGTTAATGTCTCAGTTTGTCCAGGGCTGCCTACAGGCATTGCACTCATTTGATTTGCAAACTCAATCTTTTCGTCAGAAATTGTTTGCTCAATGCGATCTTTGTAGACTTTTAGTTGAATATATTTCTTTTTGCCAGATTTACCGTTTGCAGACGGATAGTTATCAGCTAATCCATGTGTTTGCTGAACATTAAATGAATATATCAAGACAACTGACTCAAGTTCACCAGTTTGATCACGATATGCTCGATAATTTTCCTGAGGGAAGTATAGAATTTGATAACTTTCACCAGATGGTCTGAAATAAAACAGACCTTGTCCATCACACAAGAAATAATCGACAATACTGTCGTATTTCATTTCGAGCATGTTTTCTTCAACAATACGTGCTAGAAAATCCCTGCGTTTTCCAAATGAATCTTGCTCTGAGAAGAATTCAATACCTCTGCGCAGCATGAATGTACGCATTTGGGCGAGATGAGAAGACACAATCATTGTGTCTACAGACAAATCCCCTCGACGTTCTTTAGCAGCTAAGAGGATTTGTTGAAATTCACCTTTAACGGCAGTGTTTGCCATATTATTTCTCTTTAGTTATTTACAGTTTAAATCTTTTTGATTCGATCCATAGCATCTTCGTAAATTTCTTGAGTCTTATCTTCTACCGGAGGTGGAATTTCTGGTAATTCGAAATTGCCGGTAAATGGACTTCTTCCAAATAAGTTCTGGCTTCGTTCGTTAGAACGATTGCGTGATTCTGTAATAGATTTGTTTAAGCCACTTTCTAATTGACTTATTCTTTCAGGATCATTGGCACCATAATCACTGATTTTGCGTTTGTTGTAGCTCTTTTGCATATCTCTTTGGCCAAGCATATTGGAATCAATATACATATCCATAAATCTTGCTGCCGCAGCAGGGCTATCATCAGTATCAAAGAAGCCGCCCATAGTTGCTTTACTTGCAGCAGAGTCATATAAACCGCTTTCTCCACCGCCGCCTTGATAGTTAAAGACACGATTACTGCCACCATAGTAACGACGATTATCTGATTGATCTCTATTATCTGATTGATCTCTATTATCAATTGTTTGACTAATAGAGTTATCTTGATTTACTTGATTGTTATTGCCTTCAATACCAATGTCGTTATTCTGAGAAATAGGTGAAACAATTCCAGAATCTCCACCACTCACATTCCCAGTTTGCTGACTATTAGTTGGAGTTTGAGTTGTTTCAGGTGTAGGTGTTGGTTCAGTATTTGGTTCATCAGCATTATTTTTTGGACGATTATCTATCATATCTCTTAAATTACCTAATGCCTCTTCAGCTTTACCTCCCATTTTAGTTTCATCTTTATTACGATCAGCGTATTTAAGAACTTGCTTTGCTGCTCTATATTTATTTAATCCAAAATCTTTGGCGGCAGCATGTGCACGACGAATATCTAGAGCACTGAATCGATCAGAATCTTTGCCGGACCCAGCACCACTAGCTGTTCTATCGTAGTTGTTTAAATATTCAACATAACCGGCTAAATTGCCTTCCCCTGCTTTCCTTGATTTAGACATTTAATATTTATAAATTAAAGCTTTCACTATTGTAGTCAATTTGTAAGTTTCCTCTTCTTAAAAGACCGCCTATTGTTAATACCATTGAATCTACAGCGTCATCGTGAGGTGAATGACCAAAGTTTAAAAGTTCGTCTTCTAATACATTCCACTTTCTCCATTTATTCCAAACAACTCTTTTGTTTTCATATAATCCTAGAACACCTCTTAATCTTGCCAATTTATCTCCTTTAAATCCTTTTACTGGCGACACGCTCAAGTTGTATAAAGCACGTTGTTCAATTATTATCCTTTTGAAATCACCTTCAAATGAATTCTGATAAGCAACGGCTTCAGGCCATATTACGCACGGCGACATTGTTGGAAAAAATTGACCTTCATCGTTTTCAGCAAGGATGTTCCAGTCTGCAAGCATTTCGCAAAGAATGTCCATCTTTTCAAGATTGCCCATGGTGCGGGCACGACGTTGATCGATCATGTAAATTTTGCCTTCTTTGATTCCGCCAAGCGTCATTACGGTCCAGTCATTCTTTTCCCGTAAACCTGCACTAAGGTCGATTCCTACTCCTAAGCAGTCATAATCTTCAGGCACTTGGGCTTTAATAATCAGCTCAGGAGAGATACCTACATCAGTGGACCTTACAGCTGTATTTAAATACTGATACGCAAAAGCCACCCGATCTTCTAGCTTTCTTTCATTCAGATATTTCATAGACCAGAACTCTGGCCAATACGATCTTTGCTTACCATCGCTGTCTGTTAGGACAGCTTGCTGAACGATCTGCTTCCAGTTATTTTTTGGAATAAACAATGTGGCGTGTATATCGTCAAAGTGAAACCTGGTTCCCAGACAGATTGCCCTCGCACCTTGAAACATGGTCGGAGCAATAACGTTTGACCATGTCTGCTCCATTTCACGGCGAATGTCAGGATTGTTGATTGACGCAGCAGATTTAATAGGGTCATCGATGAGTACTAACTGCGACCGTTTCGATGTGATGGCACCTTTAAGACCTCCACACGCAATGGTGAACGCCTCTTCACCAGCCGTATCAATTCCTGCAAACTCATAATCAATACTCCAATATTCGTCACTTCTTTTTATTTTTGACAGCCTCACCATTGGGAAGACTTCACGATATTTAGTACTAGTTAGGATGCCTTTGATTGTTGCTGACTTTGCTCTACTGATATCTACCATGTAAGCGATGTACAGTATTCTTAGCATTTTTCCAGCAGCTGTATGCCGACCAATCATCCAGGCGGCAAACAATCCGAGGACAGTACTTTTAGCAGAACCTCGTGGTGCCAAGATGGCAGTATTTGGTCCTCCGATTCCTAAAAGACATTCGGTATCTTTGCCTGTACATAATTGTGCATGCCACTCCAACATATGTTTGGCTGGAGCTTTTCCCATGTATGTACAAAATGCTTGAAAATTATCTCTTGCTTCTAGTACTTCTTCACTAGGTGGTTTGACAGTTAACTTAGTCGCTGTCATTAATGCTGATCTTTTGTAAGCTAATGCAGCGCTTGATATTGCCATAAGTTAAACCTTTACCCCAAGTTTAACTTATATCTATCATCTACGTCCTAATCCAAAGTTTTTAGCTTTCCTTTCATATCCTCTATTCTTCAAGCGTTGGATAGCTTTACTACGTGCTTCCCTTGCTCTTGATTCTGCAAATGCAATACTCATATCGCGCTTTAGTTCTGCATCAGCTATTTGACGTGCTGAAGTGCCAGAGCCAGCTTCATCAATTGGTGGTAATGATTTAGGTAATGTGTTCGCTAGTCGAATGCCTGATGTACCTACGTCTACTATTGCAGGTAGTTCTCTAAGTTCAGGGCGATTTAGAGACATTAGTTTAGTTCACTATAG